CACTAGGCACTTAATAGATTCATTATTGTATATAGGTTTAAGAACTTGTGAAAATATAAGTTTAAAAACTGCTGATATTATAAAGCATCCTTTAAATAGAAACGCTTTAATGAACTCTATAAGCACCTTTAATACAAGAACGCTTGAAGAGTTAATGAATTTACAAATACATGATTTTGGTATTTATTTAGAGTTAGAGCCTGAAGAAGAAGAAAAAGCAAAACTTGAACAAAATGTTCAGGTAGCTTTAAAGTCTGGAGCTATAGCTTTGTCAGACGCTATAGATATTAGAGAAATAAACAACATAAAGTTAGCTAATCAATACCTAAAGCTTAGACAATCTCAAAAACTACAAAGAGAGCAAGCTGCGTCACAGCAAAACATACAGGCTCAAGCTCAAGCAAACGCACAAGCTTCAGAAGCAGCTGCTATGGCTGAAGTGCAAAAGCAACAAGCGCTTACTCAAGAAAAAGTAAGTATTGAACAAGCTAAATCTCAGTTTGAAATACAGCGTATGCAAAATGAAGCTCAAATAAAAAGAGAGTTAATGGCTGAAGAGTTTAATTACCAAATGGAATTAGCAAAAGCTAGGGCAGGAGTTGAAGCAGATAGAGAAAAAGAAATAGAAGATCGTAAAGATCAAAGAACAAGAATACAAGGAACACAGCAATCAGAAATGATTGACCAAAGAAAAAATGATTTATTACCTATTAACTTTGAGTCAGATGGTAATGATGATTTAAGTGGATTTGATTTAGGTTCGTTAGGGCCTAAATAAATCTTTTATTTATTTAATTATATTATATTATGTCAACAGAAGTAAAGCAAGAAGGCGACTTTAAAATTAAAAAGTCTAAGCCAAAAAATTTAGGTAAAAATATAGACGCCAAAGATGGTGTTAAAAAAGTTACAATATCTGAGCCTAAAGATGAAATAAAAAAAGAAGAGGTAACTAAAGTAGTTGTACCTACAGAAGATAAAAAAGAAGAAGATGCCATTCAAATCGGAGAAACAAATGCAAGCGATGTTGCTGTCGAAGAATCAAAAGACAGTGCAAGTAGCGAAGAAGTGGTTGAAGAGGTACGGGAACCCGTTCAAGATGAAAAGCCAGTTCTTGAAGAAATAACTGATGAAGAGGTAGCTGAAGAAGTTAAAGAAGTAAAGCAAGAAGTTAAAGAAGCTAAAAAGCAAGCTGAAGAAACAGGTAAGCCTTTACCAGAAAATATTGAAAAGCTTGTTTCTTTTATGGAAGAGACAGGTGGAAGCATAGAAGATTACGTGCGGCTTAATGCTGATTATTCTAATGTTGATAATAACACATTGTTAAGAGAATACTATAAGCAGACAAAACCGCATTTAAACATTGAAGAAGTAAACTTCCTTATGGAAGATTCTTTTTCATATGATGAAGAATTAGATGAGGAGCGAGATATCCGCAAAAAGAAACTCGCAATAAAAGAAGAGGTTGCAAAAGCCAAAAACTTTTTAGAAAGCTCAAAAAGTAAATATTACGACGAGATCAAGTTGAGACCGGGCGTAACTCAAGAGCAGAAAAAAGCTATGGACTTTTTCGATCGCTATACGAAGGAGCAGGAGACTGCAACTCAGAATCATAATGATTTTAAACAAAGTACAGATGAACTTTTCAAATCAGATTTCAAAGGTTTTGATTTTAAAGTAGGAGAAAAGAAATTCAGGTACGGTGTGCAAAATCCAGAAAAACTAGCTGATAAACAATCTAATATCACGAACCTAGTCGGGAAGTTCTTTGATAGTGAAGGTAAGGTAAAGGATTCTAAAGGTTATCACAAAGCTATTTATGCTGCTGAGAATGTAGATACTATCGCTAATCATTTTTATGAACAAGGAAAAGCAGATGCAATCCGAGAGGTTGTTGATGGTTCTAAAAATCCTAGCACAAGTCCAAGACAGACTGCACAGACTGATGGATTTAAAGATGGGATTAAAGTAAAAGTGTTAGGCGATAAATCAAATGATTCTTCAAGATTATCAATTAAAAAAATCAAAATTTAAAACTATATAAATTATGGCACTATCACCATTGTTTGGATCATTAGTTCCAAGCCAAAAATTACAAGCCCTGGAGACTAACTACCTTAGTTTCACAGATGGCAACAATGATTTCGCACAACAGTACCTACCTGAGATCTACGAACAAGAAGTAGAGCGTTACGGAAACAGAACTCTTTCTGGTTTCTTACGTATGGTTGGAGCTGAAATGCCTATGACGTCTGACCAAGTTGTTTGGTCTGAACAGAACCGCTTACACATCGCTTATGATAATGTTATCATGGCAGCTGGAGCAGCGGTTAATGTACTTTCTTTCAACGTTACTGCTAGCATAACTAACGTTATTGCTGTTAAGGATACTATTGTTATAATGGATCCAACTAACGGAGTTGAATGTACTGCAATAGTAACTGCAAGAACCGCTGGTGTTGTTGGAGGAGCTGATGCTACTATTACAGTTGCGCCTTACGGAGCTGCTGCAGTTTCTTCTGCAACAGGTGCTGGAGGTATTGGAGCTGGAGCACGTACAGATCTTAAGATCTTTGTTTACGGTTCTGAGTATGGAAAAGGACTTGGCGACGCTACTGCGGAGTCTATTACTCCTTCTTTCACTCAATTCAGTAACTCACCTATCATCATCAAGTCTAAGTATCAAATCTCTGGATCTGACACTGCACAGATTGGTTGGGTAGAAGTTGCTACTGAAGACGGAACTAATGGATATCTTTGGTACTTGAAAGCTGAGTCTGAGACACGACTACGTTTTGAAGACTACTTAGAGATGTCTGTTGTTGAAGGAGAATTAGCTGCTGCTGGTTCTGCTGCTTTAGGAGCTAACAACAAAGGTACTCAAGGATTGTTCTCTGCTATTAAGACAAGAGGTAATAACTTCTCTGCTTACGGTGGAACTTTAGCTGAGTTTGATTCAATTCTTAAGAACCTTGATACTCAAGGAGCTATTGAAGAGAACATGCTTTTTGTTAACAGAAGCCTTTCACTAGAGCTTGACGACATGCTTGCTGGCTTGTCTGCTGGAGCAAACGGTGGAACTGCTTATGGTTTGTTTGAGAATTCTGAAGAAATGGCGTTGAACTTAGGTTTCACAGGTTTCCGAAGAGGTTCTTATGACTTCTATAAGACTGACTGGAAATATCTTAACGATGCTTCTACTCGAGGTGGTTTAGTTAAAGCTGCTGGTGGCGCTGGTATTGCTCCAATTGAGGGAGTATTAGTTCCTGCTGGAACTTCTACTGTTTACGATCAAACTTTAGGCACTAACATCCGCCGACCATTCTTACACGTACGTTATCGTGCTTCTCAAGCTGATGACCGTCGTATGAAGTCTTGGTTGACTGGATCTGTTGGAGGAGCTTACACTTCTGATCTAGACGCTATGCAAGTACACTTCTTATCAGAGAGATGTCTTTGTGTTCAAGGTGCGAACAATTTCGTAATCTTCACTAAGTAATCGATCAATTAAAGTAATGTTACCCCTGGCTTTTGCTGGGGGTAATTATTACTCTTTTAAACTATTTAATCTTATTATATCATGGCTAAAAAAGCTACAGCTAAAAAAGTTGAGGTAGCACCTCAAGAAATTGAAACTCCACAATACGTGGAACCAACACCACAAAAGGTAGCAAAAGCTCCTAAGTGGGAAATAAAAGATAGAGTATATCTTTTACAAGACAGACACAAACCATTAACATATACTTTGCAAAGTAAGCATCATCACAGATCTTCATTGCTTTGGTTTGACCAAGATACAGGTATGCAAAGAGAATTACGCTTTGCGCTTAACCAAAACTCTCCTTTTGTTGATGAACAAAAAGGTGAAGTAACACTTGGTCATATAATGTTTGAAAATGGTGAGTTGAAAGTTGCTAAAGAGCAACAAAACTTACAAAAACTATTGTCTCTTTATCATCCTAGTTTAAATAAAAAATATTACGAGTTTAATCCTATTGCTATTGCAACAGATGAGCTTGATGATATTGAATTAGAAGTAGACGCTTTAGTAGCTGCAAGATCTATGGATATAGATCAAATGGAAGCTATACTTAGAGTTGAAGTAGGTTCAGAAGTTTCTAAAATGAAAAGTAAAGAAATAAAAAGAGATCTTATGTTTTTTGCTAAAGAAAACCCAGGTTTATTTTTAGATCTAGCTAACGATGAAAACGTAATGCTACGAAACTTTGCTATCCAGGCCACAGAAGCTGGAGTAATTAAGTTACTAGAAGATCAACGTACTTTTGTTTGGGCTTCAAATAACAAAAAATTCATGACAGTTCCTTTTGATGAGCATCCATACTCAGCTATGGCAGCATTCTTCAAAACGGATGAAGGTTTGGAAATATACAAATCAATAGAGAAAAAATTCTCATAACATGTAATACTATATAGTAGTCGGGTCACTCTTTATGAGTGGCCTAACTATTATAAATAAAATAAAAAATAATGGCGGTAAATATAAACACAGTATACACTACAGTATTATACATACTGAACAAAGAACAGCGGGGATATATGCCATCGGCTGAGTTAAATAGTCTTGCTGTACAAGTTCCAAATGATATTTTTGATTCTTACTTTCCTGATGGAAACCAGGTAAACCGCTTAAATCAAAGTAACCGTCAAAACGATACTGAGTTTTTTTATAAGTTTAAAGATATATCATATAAACTCTTTCCTTTTG